TACCTACTGCGGTGCTACCAAGGTCTAGTGCGTTAAGTTCTCCTACAACTGCTGTAATGCCATCTAGAACGTTTAACTCAGCAGCCGTGCTGGTTACACCGTCTAGGATGTTTAGCTCTGCTGCGGTGCTTGTAACACCATCTAGGATGTTAAGCTCTGCTGCTGTAGACGTTACGCCATCAAGTATATTTAGTTCTGCTGCTGTAGATGTGACAGCAGTACCGTTGATAGATAGTGCATCAGTTTCTAAAGTTCCATCAATATCAGCATCACCAGAAATGTCCAGTGTTGCTGCGTCTAGCTCACCAGAGATAGTAATGTTTCTACCGCCAGTAATATCTTTGTTGGAATCTGTAATAATAGCTTTACTAGCAATTACTGTGCCGTTAGTAATCCCGTCTATAAGATTGATGTCTGCTGCACTGGCTGTTACACCATCCATAATGTTTAGTTCTGCTGTAGTTGCAGTAACTCCATCCATTATGTTTAACTCAGCAGTAGTAGCTGTGACACCATCTAAAATATTTAATTCAGCGGCTGTGCTTGTAACGCCATCAAGTATGTTGAGTTCTGCTGCCGTAGACGTAACCGCTGTGCCATTAATAGACAGTGCATCAGTCTCCAACGTACCGTCAATGTCAGCGTCGCCTGAAATGTCAAGAGATCCTGCATCTAGTTCTCCAGTAAGTGTGATGTTTCTAAAGCTTCCAATGTCTTTATTAGCATCTACTACTACAGCCTTAGAAGCTGCTACAGTACCAGCAGTTACTCCATCAATAGTTTCTAGTTCTGCTTCACTAATATCTGCACTACCAATTACAAAACTTGTACCCGTAATTGCTGTACCTGTAATAGCAGCAGCACTGTTACCACCAATAATTGCACCATCTACTGTACCACCATTAATATCAGCAGTGTCAGCTACGAGTGCATCAGTAGTTACCGTACCGTCAAAGAAAGCATCTTTAAACTCTACAGAGCTTGTGCCTAAGTCAATGTCATTATCTGTAGAAGGTACAATAGCACCATTAGTAAATGTTACTTGGTTGTCACCACCAGCAGCTATAGTAATTACATCAGAGCCGCTAAAGGTTATAGAAGTATTAGAGTCTGCATCACCTGCAATGCTATCAAGTTGCACAGCGCCTACGTTGCTAAGTGCAGCATCACCAAAATCTACTGCACCTGCTACAGTCAAAGTACCTGAAACTTCTACGTTAGCATTTATGTCTACTAGCGTAGCGTTAAGTTCAATCTCGTCAGTAGCGTTAATGTCCAGTACAGTGGCAGAAGGAGCGTTAATAAACTGAGAAGCATCATTAAACTGCAAAGCCATTGTGCTGTTTAAAAGAAGACCAGTATCTGCTACGTGTGTTAGTGTTACGTCTGTGTCTGCGCCAAAGCCAAGCACTGCTGCATCTGAGTCTAGCGTAAGATCATCACCTACAAGTAAGTCACCATCAATGTCTACGTTGCCTGAGAAGTCACCTGTAGCAGCATCTAGTTCGCCTGTAAGAGTTACATTTCTAAAACTAGATACATCTTTATTACTATCAACTACAACGGCCTTAGAAGCAGTTATAGTCCCTGCTGTTATGGTGTCTATAGTCTCTAGCTCTGCTTCAGTAATAACTGCACTGCCAATTGTAAGACCACCTACGGTAGCTACTCCTGCAACATTAAGAGTAGTAGCCATGTCCACAGCACCATCAATATCTACAATATCTAAGTTAGATGTTCCATCTATGTCAATGTCACCTGAAATATCTAAAGAAGAACCTGTTAAAACTCCTGTAACGCCTAAAGTACCAGCTATAGTCGCATTAACATCTACATCAAGCGTGTCAACATGAGCAGTACCATCAAGGAATAAATCTTTAAATTCTAAGGAGCTAGTACCAAGGTCAATATCATTATCTGTAACAGGCACAATAGCGCCATCCTGAACACGTACTTGTTCAACTGCACTGCTAGATACCTCTACGAAAAAACCTACTCTATTATTTGTTCCATCTACTACAACTTTATTAAGAAAGTCTAAATCACCAATCTGAGGTACGTTACCACCTTGACCAGCAGAGCCATCGTGTCTATGACCAGTAGAAGACGCACTAGATGATGAGTATGCAAAAGCGTTTACTAGTTGATTGTATTCATTGTTAAATAGTGCCGCTGTGATAGTATCCCCATCAGCCATAGAACTCTGTCTAGTATAATTCTGAGCCATTTATTATCTCCTACCTGATGGCATGTAATCTATATAAAGACCATTCACAGCATAGGCTGACTTTTGATCTTCACTTGTAATTCTAAAACTGCAAGTATTTCCAGAGCCTTCTAGTGTAATCCTTTCCATAGGATCAGTAGTTGCTCCAAATGTAACTGCATTAAAAGCTGCTGTACCAAAGATTGCTGGAAGAGCAATGGTACTAACTGCAAAAGGTTCTGGTTGTGGTACATCAGGATCTTCGTAGTCATATCTAACTCTAAAGCTAGGTTCTACTGCTCCTTCAGGGCTAAAAGAAACTCTTGCATATTTTAGAGTCTTTCTAGTACCTACATCACCAAAGTCAAAGTCTGGTGTTTGATACACAGCATCTATGTCTCTTGCTGCTCCTGAACTACGGAAAGCATTGCCTGAAAGATGATTGTATATGTAACCATCTTTATCGCCATGATATACTTGTTCTATACCATCTTTGTCTAAGCCTGATACAAATCCTAGTGCTTGAATACCTAATGTCTCTGACCACGCAAAACCATTAGATGTTAAAGTACCTATAATGCCTCTAGCTATTGTAGGGCTTTCAGTAGACTTAGTGTAAAATAAACGATACTGTGATTTACTTCTAAGAACTGCGCTAGTAATAATGTAGTCTTTGTCAGCAGCAATATCAGATATAAGACTTTGTATTTGCCTACTAACAGACCCTAACTCTACGTCACCAATTCTTGCTGTACCTGCAACTGTTCTTACTCCATCAGGAGATAAAAATAACAAGTCACCGCCTATTTCTTGAATACTACCACCTGATACACAGCCTACGTTTGTTGTAATAGGCACGACTGCTACATTGCTAGAGTCGTTAATATTAACAAGCTTGTGAATACTATTCTTACAAAAAATAATTAAGTCGCTACGAAAGCTTGCTAATCCTACTACAGCATCTTCAATTACAATGCTTCCTGATCCAGTGCTAGTAAAGTCATCAATGTCATTAGTCCCACTGTAGAATATAGTATTCTTAGCTGTAGATGCTCCAGCAACTACTAAATGTTTATCATGTATCACACCAACAGCAGGGCCTGTGGTTCCGCTGACTGTTATCTCTTTTGCAAAGAATGTACGATTAGTTACATCTGAATCTGTACCCGTCATTTGGAATAGGAAAGGTTCGTTTACACCATCACAAATAACTAGCTCACCGTAATCTGACGTACCCTCATATAAAGCAAAACTGCATCGTCCTTGAGAAGTACGTGCAGCTACTGAACGTCCTGTAAATGTAGAGTAATTATCTCCTGATCCAGATACGCTTGCTCTGTTTATTTGTAGCCAAGTAGTCTCACCGTCTTGACTAAAAAATATCCCTGTTCCTGAACAAACAATTACGCCATCTGCGTACACTGTCATCCCAAGAATACCTTCACTACTATTAGGTCTAGTATCTCCAAACTGTGTAAAACCATCTACTCGCCTGTAACCACCGTCAGGGTCTACCTCAAAGTTTCTAAGGCGTGTAGCAAATCCCGGCTGAGAAAGCATCTCTAGCTGGTTTAAGTTGACATTTAAGCCACCTTTGCATGAAAATCCCCAAGGCTGAGACACTACACAAACCTCACACGATCATCTTTAAAATATCCCGGCGTTGGCTCCATTAAGTGCAATCTCATCAAACGTATTCCACGCTTATAGTCTTCAAGAGCAAAAGCCGCTGCTTGTACATCTTCTTTAAATTGATGCACATAATATCTAGATCTAGCAAGTAGTACTGTTTTGTATACATCTGGAAAAACTGTTTCATCTCCAAAAGCATCTAAAGCTGTAGGTAGGTTATATGCAAAATACCAAACACGATATACTTTATCAGGTATAGGACTTAATCCAAAGTTTCTTCCATCAGGACTTTTTATTATACGCTTAGGTACGCCATACTGTTGTGTATCTGCATCATCTAAATTTTCACTGATTCTGTAATAATCTTTAAACTCTTCAATTGTTGTGAATCTAAGATTACGAGATTCATAGGGTGCAGACTCACCACTAACACCTACAGTAGTTAAATAAAAGTTATCCCAATCAATGTACCCATAGTCTGTAGTCAATGAAGAACTAGCTGGTTTTAACTCATAGAAACGAGTGCCAGCAACTGTTTCAATATATACATTACCATACATAGGGTCTACAGCACCGCTTTCTGCTACAGCTAAAAAAGGCCACTGAGGTTCTTCATTAACAATATCAAAGTATGCTCTGTTAACTATATCTTTAACGTGCTGTTGCACACCAATAGCATTACCAAAAGTAGAAGAAGTCAATGCAACTTCATTCATCTCTCGCAGTAGCTCATTTGTTAATGAAAGATAAGTAGCCATTATTTTTTATGTACCTTCTGTATTGCAAAGCTTTATGTTTTACTAGACCCTGTATGTTTTTTATATCCATCTTTAGGATCTTTCATAAGTTTGTAAGACTTACCACTTTTCATCCAGTGGTAGCCTTTAGGTGCTTGAACTTTCATCGTCCTTTAGGTAGGCTCATATTGTAGCCAGCCATCTTATTGCAAGCAGTTTCCATCGCATAGATGTCAGAAGATGCTTTACCGCCATGACCTTTCATCATACGCTCTCCATGCGGAACACCACCATGCATCATGCCATACTTTTGTCCACCACCCATCATTTGAGTACGCATCTTGCCCATCATATCTTCATCCATTTTAGACATGCCCATAGCAGCTTTTTTACGCTTCATATCACCACCATACACCATCATACTTCTCCCTGTATACATATTAGGCACGTAGCCTTTCTTTCTTGGAACTTTATTCACTAATCTTGTTCCATTGAGAATGTTTTACTTTTTTGTCTAGCTGATTCAAACTCTGTAGCATATTCTGTAGTATCTTCACTTTTATTAAAGATACGATCATAGTTATCTTTGTACTGTGAAAGATTCATTCCTTTACGGAACCTACTGCCTCTGCCAGCAATAGTCTTTCTGAACGTAACAGGTTTTGCATCTGAACCAATCTGAGGCATAAAATATCTCCAACAAAAGGAAAGGGGCCACCTAAGTAGCCCCATCCAGTACTAGTCGATGCCGTAGAAAGCAGACACAAGAGCTTCGCCACGAAGTACCTGTGCGCCGTATACGTGCAGACCACGAACAATGTCACCAAAGCTATCTGGGTCACGAAGAACCTCAGTGTTGGTGATAGTCTGTGCAGTAGCCGTAGAAGACATATGACCCGCCAAAACTTTACCAGCAGCGTTAGTCGTTGCAGCAATGTTGTTTGACTTGTACATATCAAATCCACGAAGCTTGCCAGAGCTTACCAAACCGTTACGGATTGAGCCTTGACCTGCGTTGTAGTCAACTGACAAGAGCTTAGAAGAACTCTGAACAAGTACTTCGTAGAACTCTGGATTAGCAAGGAACCATCGACCTTCTTCAGGTACGTTTTGCTCATCAAGCAAACGAGCCATACGAGAAAGAACATCAATAGGGTCATGCTCACTGCCAGCAAAACCAATGTCCAAGTTACCAGTACCATCAAAGGTACCAGCAGCAAGGTCA